GCGTAGACAGCACCAGTGCATTTGCCGCGTTTCTTATCTCTACATCCGCATGTGCCGTGCCCGCTGCCGCAAGTGCTTGATTTGTAAGCTGTATAATTACTTTATTGTCCTGTATTGCGCATTCGTTATAGCAGAAATGTCTATCTGGTTTTTGAATATTTACGATTGCAATATATCCGTCCGGTATTTTGTATTCCGTGTTATCTTCCTGCAAAATTGTTACCCGGACGTATCGCGTAGCCTTGTCCCCCTGTTTCGCGGAAACAGTAAACTTTTTTTCTTCGCCGTTGAAATACAATTCAACATCTGTTATATTTTTTAATTCTGCCATCTATCCGCTCACCGCCTTTATTGGTTTTGCTCGTTTTGCTCGTTTGTTTCTTCCTGTTCTGTCTGCTCTGTATCTTCTTTTAATACTTTTTTAGCTGCTGTTTTTGCCTTTAATAATTCCGTGTTTAACTTGTCCAGCTGCTCGCAATGTGTATTTTGTGCCTGTATGTATGTATTTAGCAATTCAATTTTTGCCTGCCCTCTTATATCTGCTAAAACCCCGTTTAATACTCCTTCGATAACGCAAGCCGGTAACTGTTGCAGCCGCATAACGTGTTGCACGCTGTTTAGCAATTCCCCTCTCGCGCACTCAATCCGAACTTCTACAGGTATGTTGTTATTTTCCATTTTGTTGTCCTCTCTTTCTCTCTTACCATGGTGATGCTGTCCAATCTCCTGCCTGCACGATTTCACCTGTGCCCGCATTAATCTCGAAAACTCTTATTTCTTCGCCGTCTTCGTTTTTCCCGGCAATTCGTATAACGCTGGGATATAGTCGGATTGCGGCGCCCGAATTACTTAGTACAAACGTATTGTAGTTAATATATGCCTGTGTGTTTTCGGCAGTTGCGTAATACAGCCCATCGCTGTTAATTTCAAACGGTCCGATTTTCCCGGCTGGCATTGTTGCCTTGCCATCCAGTCCAATAGTAAAATTTCTGTTCGCTGTTACAACACCGTTAAAGTTAATCTTTCCCGCTTCTATAGTCGTTTGTTCCGCGGATTGGTTAATCCGGGATATAATTTCATTTATCCCCACTTTTTTACTTACTTCTGTTGTAATGCTGTCTGCTTTTTGGTCTATCCGGCTTGTATCCTGTGTGGTTGCGTATCCCTCCAGCTTTTTATTTACTTCTGTTGTAATGCTGTCTGCTTTCTGCTCTATCCGGCTTTGCAGTTCTTCTGTGGTTTTGGGACATTCATATTCTTTTCCCCAGTTTCCGTTTTTATCGCAATAATACACATATCCTGTATTTAAGTCTAAATACGTCTTGCCGTAATATACCGAATCTGTGTATCCCGCTTCCTGTGGCGTGCCATAATTGAAGTAATCTATATCTTTTTCATACCCGTCCGCACTCCAGTAACCGCTCGTTTTTGCAACAAGTCTTTTAATCTGTTCCGCATTCTCTTGTATTTCCGTACGCATAACAATTGTTGTTGGATACTGCTTTAATTTTTCCGCTGCGCTTGCTTCTGCATTTTCCTGTGCGGTCTGTGCCTGTTCTTCTGCATACGCTTTTGTTGTTTCTATTTTTTTCTCGAAAGTCTTATTTAATCCGTCTTCTGTTTCTTCTATTTTTTTGGTTATCTCTATCTTGGTATAGTACCCGCTTTTTAATTCGCTTTTTACACTATTTATAGTTTGCTGCGTTTCTTTTTTTGCTTCGTTTTCAGCTTCCTTCTGTACCTCTGCAAATGTTTTTGTGGTATTCGACAGTTCTACAGTATTTTTCCGTGGGCATTCCGGGTAACTTGTAATTTTAACAATCCGCTGTTTTTCTCTCGTGTTTGTTCTTTTCGATACAATCGTTACTGTATCCCCGATTGCATAATCCAGTATGCTGTACTGGTCTTTTGTAGTTTCTACAACGTCCGCTGTATATGCTGTATACGGCTTTGCCATTTCCGCCAGCTTTGCCGTCCCGTCTTCTAACAGACTATCCTGCTTGGTATAGCGCTCATCTTTCCATACATACAGCTTCTTTTTTGTGCTGTATGTGTAATTTTCTAAATAGTTCTTGCCATTGTTATCTATTGTTATGCCGTCTTTACCAACCGGCATAAGCTGCGTGTAAAAGTCGTATGTATCTGTTGTCGCTGTTAATTTCCGCAGATTTAACTTTTCAACGAAATAACATCCGCGGTCTTCTCCGATTGTGTCATAAATGCTTACGCATTTATTTATGCTATCTATTTTGCATTCTACACGGTACGTAGATAGGCAATCCTGCAATACATCCCATGCTGTAGTTGCTTCCTCTTTGTTTATGGTTCTTTTCTTTTTTGCAGAATAGTCTTTTACTGTCCAGCCTGTCCCGGAAAATGCAAACTCTAAGCACGCTCTTATTGTCTGCTCTTGGCTCTCGAATCCATACGGGAACGCTGTCCCTTCCAGTTCTTCCACATTAAGCTGTGCTGTGTACTCGTTGCACTTTTCCCCGGTTTTAATTGCCCGGATAACGTATTCGTCTGTTTTCGTCCGCATATAATATTCTGTTTTTAAAGCATTTACATATGTGCCGTTTACCGGATATTTAAAAGTAAGTTCTTTATCACCGTTATTTAGTGTTTCCACTATTTTGCGTTCTTCGTATCCTTTTAACGTGCATATTCGCTGTTTTTTGTCGTTATATACTTGCATTTCTACCCCTATAGCCACATCGGCGCATACTTAACTTTTACAATTGCATCTGTTCCGCTAAATGTTAATACTGTCTTTTCGCATTCCAATACAGGGAACTCCCACAAATCCACAGCCGAAAAAGCATTTATCCCGTTTATTGTTGCTGTGCCATCTGTTCCATTAATAACAAGCGTTTTCCCTGCTTCCAGTGTTGCGATTTTTATATCTTCTGCAAATCCGCAGATTACAAAATTGCTTATCTGCTTCTTTGCGTAAATTTCGATTGTTGCCGGAGTCTTCCTGCTCCCGGTTCTTATTACTGTGCCGGATGTCGTGCCGTCAAACGTGTACATCTTTTCTTTGTCGTAAAAATACCCTTCTACTTCTATGTTAAGCTTGTAGCGGTCTTTTACTTTTAACTTTTCGTAATCCGTACTTGTCGCAAAAGCTTTATATTTGCCTTCGTAGCCGTCCACCTCTAAAATGCACGACTTTTGGAAGTGTTCCAACAATGCCGACATATTACGGATTATGCTGTTGCGGTTCTTTCCGCGGAAATATAGGCACAATTTAAGTTTTCCCAGTGGTATATCTGTTTCAAATTCCTGTGGGATTACTGCACCTGTTATAAGTTCATAATCCGTTTGCAGGCTGGGCGGTAATACTTCTGCTGTCAGCTGCTTTGCATTGTATTTTCTTATGTCAATGCCATTCACTTTCATTTTTACCGCCCCTTTCTTCTGTCTTCTGCAAGTTTTTCATCGACCTTGTTGTATGTTTCCCCGGCAATTTCCTCACCGTCTAAATACGTATGATTCTGTACTATAACCGTTGTTTTCTGCTCGGTTGCTTCCAGCTTCTTATCCAGCATATTATTTAATTCTGTATAGAACGGCTTTAGCGGTAATATCGCTTCGCCGCCCGTTTCCGGCTCTCCCCCGGCTAGTAAGGTGTTGCCGTTCATGCCGAAAATCATGGAATCGTTCATAATCGCGCCGCTCTTGTACCAATCCACAGCCAAATGCGGCACACTCGGCGGATTCAAAGAAAAACTTCCGTCTATACTAAAATGCGGCATCTTTAAATCCGGGAAATGCCAGTCAAAATCGAATTTATCTTTTATCCACTCGATTGCATCGCCGACCGCTTCTTTTGCCCTGTCCAATGGTTCTGTAATTGCATCTTTTATACTGTTCCATTTGTCGGATGCAATAGATGCGATATGCCCGAAAATGTCAGACACGCTTTCTTTTACTGCTTCAAATTTGTCCATTACAAAATCGCGGATTTTCTCTACTGCTCCGCTTACAGTTTCGCTTATCTCGTTCCATATCTCGCTAAAAAATGCGTGGATTGCAGAAAATACAACCGTTATACCAGCCTTTAAAATCTCAAACTTCGATAAGACGAAATCGCGGATTTTTTCCGCGGTATTGCTTACCGTTTCACTTATCTTGTTCCATATTTCGCTAAAGAACGTATGGATTGCAGAAAATACAACCGTTATCCCAGTCTTTAGTATCTCGAACTTCGATAAGACAAAATCGCGGATTTTTTCAACGGTATTGCCTACGACTTCGCTGATATTGTTCCATGTTTCAATTACGAAATCTTTGCAGTTCTGCCATATAAACTGGAACGGCAGCGTTATTATTGTAAAAGCCGCTTCAAATAGTGCGGCAATCGCCATAATTACAACTGTTATAACATTTTT